CCGTTTAAGGTGAGAGTTATAACGAAGGGAGATGAGGAGAACCAACTAGTGGCACGGCAGTTCGAAAGGAACCTAGGTCCACGCTTGCGGCGAGCTTGGCTCGACCACGAGTGGAGGAACCCGTTCGCACTGTGCGGTGGCGCGCCCATCGAGGAGACCGTTGGTCTTCTCGGAAAGGCAGCAGCCGCCAATCAGTTCGAAGCCGCGCTATCAGGCGATTACTCCGCTGCGACCGACAATCTTTTGAGTCCTTTGTCAGAAATGATATTGGACGAGATCGTGCGTAGTTGCAACATTCCCCCTGAGACACACTCAACGCTACTCAACACGCTAACTCGACACGTCCTTTCGTGGTCGGGTGGCGACAAGCCCGCACATCAAGTGCGCGGTCAGCTGATGGGATCTCCGATTTCGTTTATCGTTCTTTCGATTGCGAACGCGGTGATTACCGTCTCGAGCTACCGCAAATGGCTTGGCCGACGTGCGAGCTGGAAGTCGCTGCCGTTTCTTGTGAACGGTGATGACCTACTGGCCATGCATACCGAACTCATTCCCGGATTCGCGAAGATTTGGGAGAGGGAGGCACGCCTCGTCGGATTGGAGTCGTCGGTCGGCAAGACCTACGATTCCGATCGCTTTTGCGTGATTAACTCACAGTTATTTACACGTATTGGAACCTACGATTGGAGGTTCCAGCCGGTTGCACGTCTGAACCTGACGTACGGTATTACACGTGTTGTGACTGTGACGAAGCAGATGAAGGATTTCTACTGCGCGGATAATCGAACAACAAAGTTCGAGGATCCGACACCGCTGGGTCAACAGGCCGACGAATTGGTCGAGCTACAGACCCCTGCGGTTGCAGAGTTTTTGATGGGGAAGTTTATCGAGCGACGCCGACCGATCTTGGATCGGTTTCGGGGTCGTTCGTGGTTCTTACCCGTCGACGCTGGAGGTTTCGGTTTACCGGACCTCAGAGGCAGCGTACCTTCACGACTGGCGATTGTTGTCGCCGGATTGCTTCAGAGAAGTGAAAAGTTGAGAAATCTTTACGCACATATCGTTACCCGTGAACATGTTGGCGGTCAACCCGCTCCAGTTCGGCGAGCCACGACCGATGCAGCGGGCCTTCGGGGACGCATGTCTGAGGTGCCATACTGGCACCTGAAGTCAATGCGAACGCCGAGCCTCGAGACAAACATGCGCGCGTGGGAACGATTGTTCCTGGCTGCACAGATTGCGATGAAGAACATCGGACCTGAACAGCTTATCCTACCCCCCCCAACTAACTACATCACATACAGTTGCGACATGGTCCCGCAACTGGCCCTTTTCTGATTGGTAATCAGACAGAGGTACCAGCTACTAGGTTGCGTTGGCTTCTTTCGTTGAAGCTACGTGCTGAGAATTTGACGGTTAACAGAGTGACGCAGAAATGCGTCTCCACGACTCGATACAGCTTGTGTATTTAAGCCACTACTATGTAGGAAGGTACCTAGGTATACCTGTG